AAAGATAGGGTTGCAACCCAGCCTACCTTAGATAAAAATGACCCAAAGATATCCCCAATAATTGCAGGCTTATTTCAAAGACTAAAGCCTATTATTGAAGACTTTTATAAGGTAGAGGTTCACCCTACGGGCACAACTATTGTTAAGTGGCTTCCTGGGCAGTTTCAAAAACCCCATGCTGATAAAGAGCTTCATGAGGGCCCTGATGCTGGAACACCTAACGATTTTCCAAACTATGACCTCTCAAGTTTGTTCTATTTAAATGACGACTACGAGGGCGGTGAGCTATACTTTCCTTTGCAGGGTGTACAGTTTAAGCCTAAAAAGGGCGCTGCTTATTTCTTCCCAGGGGATAAAAACTATATCCACGGAGTTACTGAGATCAAGAGTGGCTTAAGATTTACATGCCCATTCTTTTGGGAAATAACAAAGCATACAGGTGACAAACAACCGTAAGGACAGGCTATAATATAACTATGAAATCTATCTATGATATACCACTTAACTCGGCCGAGGGAACCCCTGGGTTTTTAGAGCAATTTAAGGGTAAAGTAACTCTGTTAGCTAATACAACAGTTGGTTGCGGCAACGCTAATCAAATGGAAGTTCTCCAATGGCTTCAAGATAAGTACGGTGGAGATGATTTCCAAGTTATTGCTATTCCTACTAATGACTTCTGTGGTCCAGGAGTTACTAAGGGTAAGTGGTCTGAAGGCATTACCTGCGGGCTAGACTCACAAGAATACGGACAAGAGGTTTATGGAACCACCTTTAAGTTCTCAGAGATGGTGTCGTCAAACCCAAATAAGAGCGCTACTGAATTGAGCCCGTATAAAGGTGATGATTCTGTAAATGGGTTGGGGCAGCCAAGAAAAGAAACTCATGAGCTATACCGTGAGATTAAAGATCAAATGCATGCTTACGCCGCAAAGCAAAAAGAATTGGGAATCCCAAACAGAGACGGTTACCTGTCACCTTGGCTTAATCAACCTATTTCTAATGGCGCAATGCAGGGCGGAAACTTTGAAAAGTACTTAATTGATAAAGATGGCTATGTAGCAAATTGGTTCCAGTGCACAGTGCTAAATTACGATATTGAAAAAACACTAAAAGAAGCCCTAATAGCTGCGGGAACTCCTGCTGCTCTAGGAGAAGGCAGAACCCCAGAGGTGTTTCAAGAAGAATTTGCACTTGTTGAACAAGAAATAGAAAAGCTTATCGCTGGAGATAAATCACTTATAAATAGCTAACTGGAGTAAAAATACAATGAACCTGGAAAACAAAAAAAGACTAACAAAAGACATAGTTGTTTATGAAAACTTTATAAGCAAAGAAGACTGCAAAAAAATGATTCAAGCCCTAGATGCTCAGGCAGCCAATGGGGCAATCTCTTGGATGCCTATTTCATTTTATGAGTCATACTCTTCAGTTTTGCCACAAGATAATGACCAAGAAGTCATTGACGCTGGTCTTTCTCCAACCATATTTTCAGACATTGAAAAGGTAATGCCAGAAGCAGTTGCTTCAGTTCACGACCTTGACCCAAAAACAATTTGTAAGATTGGGTACCACACACAAAAGTGGGAGCCAGGAGCATACGCAAGAATCCACTCCGACAACACAGATGCCGAAGGAAACTCAGGCGCGTTTACAAGAAGCCGTTACGCAGGCTTTCTGTATCTTAATGACGATTTTGAGGGGGGACTTTTACAGTTCCCAACACAAAACATCTCCATTAAGCCAGAAGTTGGAATGCTTGCCGTATTCGACGGCGGGTTTAATAACATGCACGAAGTAACCCTTATCACAGGTGGGGTAAGATACACCATTGGATCTTTCTGGGATGACCGACAAGAGTCAGACTACCCACAAGAAGTAAGAGACGCTTGGGCCGAAGAAATGAAGGCTACTAGAGCTCAGCAAGAGATTGAACGAGCAGAGTGGCAAGATCTTCTAAAGCAGGGTTGGAAGTTAGATGCTGCTGGAAATAAGTACAAAATAGAAGATATTGCAAATGATTGAGTCTTTTAAACAACAGCTAATAGATAGTGGATATGTAGTTACAGATATTACTCCAGAACTATTCTCTGTTGAAAACTTTTTATCAGAAGACCAACTAACTACTTTTTGGGATATTATCCATAGTACCTCTCAAGAAGATTGGGAAGTAGAGTACCACGCAAACTTAAAGTACTTTTGCATGGAAAAATTTGGCAGAGATGACGTAGAGAATTTGGTTGCTGAGGGTAAGTTTGAAATTACTCAAAATTGGAAAGATAAAAACTTTAACATATTACATCATGGGATCCATAGGCCTTTATATGATGGACTAAACTCAATGGTAGTCAAAGCTGACCCAGAACTAATTTTAAGTGGTCTTGCGACAATTCAAAGAATGCAGCCTGGTGTTGAGTTAAAAGCCCACACAGACCAGCATACGGACCCCTCAATTAAGTACGCGACAATTGTATACATTAATGATGACTATGCAGACGGCGAGATATTCTTTCCAAAACTTGATATTAAGTTAAAACCTAAACCAGGAACTATGCTATTTTTTCCAGGAAACGAAGAATATGAGCATGGGGTCAAGCATGTAGGGGATGGACCAATAAGGTACGTTCTTGTTGGATTTATTAAAGAAAAAGACCACTATGAAAAAAATAAATACTAAGGGGGAGACAGATGAATAGAGAAATTCTAGACCCAAAAGCATACTACTATACAGATGCTATTGAAGATTTTGATACTTTTAAAAAAGTTTGGAAAGAGCTAGATACTCTTGAGCAATACCCAGAGTCAGGCGTAAATGTTTGGAACATCTGGACTGCCTCTAATGATAAAGATTTTATCTACGGGGAAACAAAGACCTTTGATATTAATGCGATAAACCAGCTTAGTCCAATTTTTTCTCCGCATTCAGCCGAAGTAGCAGAAAAAAGTAAATATATCTACGACGCTATTATGACTACAATGTATAACGTTTGCAAAGACTACGCCTCTTCTTTAGGTGATTTTGACGAGCCAAGGCTTTTTCCAACTTTTAATATAAAAAAGTACAACACTGGAGTGGGCATGGGCGCACACTTTGACCAGTTAGATGGCGATAAAACACTAAGATATTCATTAGTTATGTACCTAAACGATGATTGTGAAGGCGGAGAAATCTCTTTCCAATTAAAAGATTATGATGGCGGATGGACTAGTGCTGACGGCTTTTCTAAGGGGTCAGCACCAGCTGTAGACCTAGACTATGATGTATCTGTTGCAAATAAAGCAATTGATTTTGGATTAAAGCCAAAAGAAAATAGCGTCATCATATTTCCAGCATTTCCACCATATTTTCATACGGCACACGTTGTAAAGTCTGGTTTTAAATATATGATTCCTGGTCATTGGATACATAACAACATGGATCTTAATAAGAATCAAGGTATGTAATTGAAAACAGCTATTGTTACTGGGGCAAGCAAAGGCGTAGGATTAGCGACAGTCAAACGCCTATCTGAAAATGGGTACAAGGTCATTGCTGTTTCAAGAAACCTCTCTAAAGTATCTGAGCTTGTATCCGATAACGTTGAGGTATACCAGCTTGATGTTACAGACTCTAAGGCAATAGAGATATTCTTTGAAAAGTATAAGGATATAACACTAGACCTTTTAGTTAATAATGCTGGTGGTGGATCGGCACCTACCAACATTATTCATGAGACCCCAGAAAACTTTAGAAAAGCCTATGACATAAACGTCACTGGGCCCATGTACTTATCCCAATTATTTGTGCCTTGTATGGAAAGATCACAGTCACCAACTATTGTCTTTATTACTTCCTTTGGTGGTAAAGTGCCCTATCGCGGTGGAGGAAACTATACAAACGCCAAGAGGGGTGCGCGAGGCCTAATCGATACTATGAGGCTTGAGTTCCCACAATTCGGCATTAAAATTACAGAGATCTGCCCAGCAACGATTGATACTCAAGAACAAAAACGAGACCAGGCATTGACTGCAGAGGATCTGGCAGAATCTATTTACTGGGTAGGGTCATTACCAAGCCATGTTAATGTAAATGAGATTGAAATTTGCCATATTAACAGCAGCAAATACTAACCCTCCCCCCCGTTAGGCTATACAAAAGGGGTCTTTTTTAGTATCGTTGTGCCTATATAATTACTAAGGAGCATCATGGTAGCCAGTTACCCAACTACAGTCCGAGATTATTCGGCACGTACTGACCTTGTAGACATCGTCGTTGCCGATAACGTTAACTCCTTGCAAGAAGAGGTGCGGGCAATTGAAACAGCCCTTGGTGTTTCATCTACTGGAACTAGCCCTCTGGTCTCCACTTTCTCTGGTACATGGAGTTCAGCTACTACCGCTTGGGGCACACTTGGGGCCCGCCTTCTAAATATTGAGGCCGGCCTTGTAAACGGTCTCGGCACAAACTCACCATACGTTATAAAGACCGGCGGTAGTCAGGTCCTTACTGCTACAAACGTAGGACTATCTTTAAAAACTGGTACTGGAACCCTTGCACTTCTTGAGACATATACTTCAGCAAACGTTTTAGGATTTAACGTAAACCACCTTGGTATTCCAAAAGTAGGGACAAATAACGTTCTCTATGTAAATAGTACCGAATACAATGCGCTAGTCAGTTCTTCTCTTGGCGCACTTGGGCTTGGAACTAACGGTCAGGTATTAACTAGCAGTGGTACGGCGGCGTTTTGGTCTACCCCAGTATCATCATACGTTGGGCAAACAAACGGTGCTGTTACAACTGCATCAACTAGCTCCGGAGTAGTCAGAAATATTTGGACATCTACCAGTGCTGCACCTACTGGGGGCATTGACGGGGATATCTGGATTGTATACGTATAATGCCTGGAAGAGTACGGGTAAGCGGCGCCTTTAGAAAAACATCCGCAATTAGAGTAAAAGTTGCAGGTACTTGGAGAACTGCTACTCACGCATACGTAAAAATTGCTGGTGAGTGGAAACAATGGTTTACCGTTGGGGCAGTCGACACTTTTACACGAACAACTACCTCTAACTTAGGCACGTCTGAATCTAATATTGCATGGGCTTCACGTTTTGGTACTTGGACCGCTAATGGCTCTGTGGCTGTTTCAAGCAACGCAGTTTCTTCTGGAACTGCTGGGGCGCTGTCTTATGTAGATTTATTGAGTAAAGACGCGACAACATCTGTTGGCATACCTAACGCCGGTGTTGGCGTAGCATTCTGGGTAACATCTGCGGGATCTTGGTGGGCCGCCCACCTTACTAGTGATCAAACTAATACTACCGTTACCTATCCATGTAACTGTGTGTGTAATGGGCACAATCAAACTACTTGTAATACTTGTACAAATCCTGCTTTTGGAACATATAGCTGCCCAGTAACATACCCTGCTACAAGCAGTACTAGTGCAGTTCTTCAAGGAAACGCAACACTTGTAAATGGCCCACTCGTATACGCAGGGCCTGCAACCCCTACCTATACATCTCAGAATCAAGGGGCTGCAACAGTAGGATCGACAACAACTTATGGTAGTACAGTAGGCGCATCAACTTCTTTCAGGTATTGCCCAGGTGGTGAAAGTCAATACTCCTGTAGTGGTACCTTCTTTAGCACACAGTGCTATACACTAACCTATAGTTGTACTGAAGGTGTTCTAGACGGTACCGATTGCTACGGCGGTCGCTACGCTGGCCCATACTTAGGCCCAGCAACTTGTTCAGGAACTTATTACACTGCTTCAATTG